CACCGTGGCCTCGGGATCACGCGCAACGTAAAACTCACCGCGTGGCTCAAATATCGCTTGGAACCTTTCTTGGCTCGGGCGTAGTTTTCCTTTTTCTACCTTGATTTCTACCCAGCACACCCACGGTGTTCCGTCGGGCAGATTCCGCACGACGAGACGATCTGGTACGCCGCCGTTTGAGGCGTAGTCGTGGACGGTAAACCCGGCTAGGGACAGCGCCCGGCCAATAAGGCCATCGTTCGCATCCCGCCTCGCCTTGTATCTCACTTCGTGCCTCGTTGATGCAGCGGCCTAGCCATATCTGCCACCATATTCGGTTAGCCCTGTATCGGTTTAGCGGTGGAATTCGCACGATCTTTTAGCCTCAATACGCCTTTCTCGCCAAACAACTCCCTGACTAACCCAATCACGCCGGGATCAGTCAGTACGTCAGAGGCTCCGATTTCGCGGATCAACTCCGCAACGCGAATCTTAATTTTCTCCCGCTCGCCCGCGTCCCCAGAAAACGCGGTGCGAGCCAGCAACGCATCATAGTACCGGAGACGGTTCAGCGGGCTGCTACGCACGGCTTCATCCCAACCCGATGCGCTACGTTCAACCGCTCGCGCCACTCGCTCGTCGGGCAGTCCCTTCGGGCCCGACTTCGCGGCGCTCGGTGGATAACTGTATTCGTCACCCATCACTCCGTCCTCCGACCAACCACGCTCAACACAGCCGCTGCGCTAACTTTGGCAATACCTTTTGGCTTGTGGATATTGGTTATTGGATATTGGTTATTGGTTAGCATTGCGTCTGCATTGCGTTCGCTATGCGTTCGCATCCATCTCTGCTGTGCGCTCTGTTTCGCTTTTGCCTGTTTTTCCTGCACCTTTTCTATTTCTTTCATCGCCCGAGCGTTCACATAACCGGACGCAGTAAGAATGAAAAAGTCGTTTAGGATGCGACGGATTCTGTCACGTTCCCGTCCGTTAACGGGACGGCAAAGCTGCATCGCTTCACGCTCGCCAAACGGTTTTTCGGTGGCGTAAAAGCGGTCTAACAGGAGGGTGTAAACGCCATGCTCGTAAGTCGTGAGATGGCCGGTATCCCGAGCGTAATCGCCTAGGTGGCGGGTATAAAACAACATAGATGTCTCCACATGGTTATGACTCCATGCGTGACGATTGACAGGCCAGCATTCCCCCGCTTAACCTATCGTCACGCTCTGCAACTACCCGAAGCGTATAGGCTGCCCCCCAGCCGCGCAAGCCCCCGAAAGGGGGTTTGTCGTTTCTGGCGTCCACTAACGTCCTTTTGGCGGCTTTACAGCCCCGGCTTTGATCTGCCAAAGCCTAGCCGCAGGGATCGCCCCAGCCTTTACCCATTGGCTTACAGCGCCTTTCGTGACGCCAAGGGCCGCAGCAACGGCCTGCTGGCTGCCGTATCGTTTGATGAGCTTGTGTATGTCCATGCGGCGGCAGTCTATCCGTCTAAACTTTTTTTGCCTAGGGTGTTGACATGGGCGTTTAGATTGCTAAACTGGGAACCGTTGACAGACACAACGCATCCACAGATAGGAGATACACAATGAGCAGCTTAAAGATTGGTTCCCTTGTCAAGAGCCTTGATTTCCACAGCAACCGCGATTGTTACTACATCGGCATCGTCAAAAGCATTAACGCTGACGAAGGCACGTTTACCGCCGAAACCGTTGCGCGATATTGGGAAGGCGTCCCGCTCAAAGCCGAATTGCCGGTCAACTTTACGGCACCAATGGAAGGCAACCACTTTTTTGATGATCCGTCACGCCCTCGCGTGATCAACCTTGACGGGGTGGCGGCGTAAGCCGCCCCTCACAACAGGAGCAATAGATATGCCTCGCAAAGACACATTTCACGCCTTCGGCACCTTCTACGCCCTCAACAACAAGTTTGAGGTTCGCGTGGAGTACACCCAAGACCTAGATGGCGGCATCATCTTGGAGGCTGCCGACCTCATCGGCATCTTCCTTGATAACGACAAGGCCGCCTCATCGCTGAACCACGACATCAAGCTAGACATTTGCGACCTCGGTGCAGATGCCATCTTTGAGCTTGAGGAAATTGCCACCAACGACGCGCTGATGAACGGCCCTTACGGTGACGACCTATGAGCCGCTGGTTACCCCAAGCCATTCTCATTGTGGCGCTATACGCCATAGCAGCGATCAACGACCCGTGCGGCGACGGCGGCTGCACTCCGGCAGAGGAGCGCGCAGCTCATGCACGATGACGATATGACTTGGTGGCATCACCAAGACCAATTGATGCAAGAGCTAGAAGAACAGCAGCGCATAGACGCTTGCAACAAGGCTTTGGCCGAACTGATGGCCGTTATTAACGAACAATTGGAGAAGGTCAATGAGCGAACTGCTCAAAATTAACGTCAACGATCACGTTGAAAAGAAAGGCAGCCTGTCGTATTTGTCATGGGCGTGGGCGTGGGCTGAAGTCCTTAAGATTGACCCGGCTGCCCGCTACGTCGTGCATGAGTACGAGGGCGGTCTGCCGGTGTGCTATCTCAAGAACAACACGGCAATGGTCAAGGTCAGCGTAGAGATTAAGGGCGACACCAAGACTTGCTTGCTCCCCGTCATGGACAACCGCAACCGCAGCGTTGTTGATCCCGATTCGTTCGCGGTCAACACGGCCATTATGCGCTGCCTGACCAAGTGCATCGCGCTGCACGGCCTTGGCCTGTACATCTTTAGCGGCGAGGATTTGCCCGAGGGTTCACCGCCGCAGGTTGACCCCGATCTGGTCGCGCTGATTAACGGGGCGGTGTCGGTAGAAGAACTGACCAAGTTGTTTAAGCGCCTGACCAAAGAGCAGCGCATGACGCACATTGACCAGTTTACCGCCCGCAAGAAAGAACTAACCGGCCCGGAGGCAGCATGAACAAGCATAAAGACGAACGATGTTGCGGTAATTGCATCTATTACGTTGATCAACAACACGATGAGGGGTTCTGTGCGTTTTCATGGCCGCCGTATAAAAAGGCAAAAGCGCAACCAGTTAGTGCTTACGATTCGTGCGACTTGTTTGAAGAATTGGCTGATGACGAAAAACCAATGAACGAAATAAATATTGTTTGGGTGAGGGGAAAGTAATGGAACAGCGTAACGATCCGAGTTGGTGGGCATCACGGCTCGGCAAGGTCACCGCCTCCCGCGTAGCTGATGTAGTCGCCAAGACCGCCAAGGGCTACGGCGCATCCCGCGAAAACTACATGGCCGACCTGATCGTGGAGCGGCTGACGGGGCAAAAGGCTTCGTCGTTTAGCAGCGCCGCAATGGAATGGGGCGTAGAGCAAGAGCCACACGCTAGAGCCGCTTATAGCGCCCGCACAGGCGAGTTGGTGGAGGAGGTGGGGTTTATAGACCACCCGACGATAGCCATGTCAGGGGCGTCCCCAGACGGTTTGGTAGGCGAAGGCTGCGTGGAGTTTAAGTGTCCCAACACGGCGACCCATTTGGAGTACCTGTTAGCCGGTAAGCCGCCCGAAAAGTACGTCACGCAGATGCAATGGCAGATGGCCTGCACCAACCGACCGTGGTGCGACTTTGTGAGCTACGACAGCCGCTTACCCGAGCATCTGCAAATGTTGATCGTGCGGGTTCCGCGTGACGATAAACGCATTGCCGAGTTGGAGGACGAGGTACGCAAGTTCCTCGCAGAACTAGACGAGAAAGTTATCAAACTGAAGGAGTTGAAACCGTGACCCAGTACGATCCAAACATGAAAGGCGTTTTATTCCGTAATGACAAATCTGGGAATGAAAAGCGGCCTGACTACCGTGGCTCGGCAGTCATCAATAACGTGGATTACAACCTGTCGGCGTGGATTAAGTCCTCGCAAAAGACAGGCGACAAGTACATGAGCATTAAGATTGAGGCGAAGGGCGAAGGCAAGTTGTCGCGGCAAGGCGAACCGCAGCACCAAGCCACCAAGAAGCCCGAGATAAACGAGAAGAATTGGGATGACCTTGACACCCCTTTCTGACTTTGAGGCGAGGTTTAGGGCGAGTCGCCCCGCAGAGATTGTGGTGGCGACTTACCTCCTCAACATCGGGCATACGGTGACGCTGCCA